TTTGTCAATATAGGACATGTTAATACTATACTTGCCCTCCTTCAGGTGCTCCTGTTGCCATTCTAACTCCAAGGACCTCTTTGTATTGTATAGGTCTTGTGTCATTTATAACCTCCTCATAGGTTATTCTTTTTCGGTCATGATACGCATTTCCGAGATTTTCCCATTTTATACTCTTTTCTCCTAGCTTGTCAAGGATTGATTTTTCAATGGAAAGGGCATTATCTTCCGCTAAAACTTCAAATTTAGCATGATGATCGTAAGCCCAGATTGTTATGAGGAATTTTTTCATATTATTACTGTATTTTTAAAATGAGGCCGTTTTAAGGCGGCCTCATTAATTAGTTTAGGTTACGCACCTTCAACGCCATAGATACCTCTATAGTCCGAACAGCCGAAGCTGTATCTTTCTCTAGCTTTGTATCTAACGTTACCAGTATCAAAGTCTCCTTCCATTGATGTACTCAATGGAGTTCTTGAAAACAATTTCATACCGTTTGGAACGTCTGTAATGATGTACCATGAATCAGAGTCAGTTAAAAAGTTATTAACTCTATAACCTTGTGGGATCATTCCCATACTGTTGATTGCATTGATGTCATTATCAGCTGTCTGAGTTCTACCTTGAGATTTCATCAATCTCTCAGCATTGAACTGATTTGCAGAAGGAATTATCATTTTAACTCCTTTAGCTGCAATTCTTAAACCTCTTTCGTCCGTCATTGCAGCGATGTCTATTAAAGACTGCTCCAATGATGTTTCGTTAAGGTCCGCTTGAGTCGATAAAGTGTTTGCAACATTAGGTCCAGTTGAGCACGGGTGTGCTGTACTGAACAATGCTACTGCGTCACCTGTTTTGAACGTTGCTACGGATACTAATCCGTTGTTCAAAGGTAATGCACCTTTAACTTCTTTTGCGTTAGACATAGATCTTGCTAATGCTTTTGTATATCTAGAAGCTAGTCTATCGTAGAGATTATCTTCGATAGCTTCTTCAGTTATAGCGAAAGCAAGCGCGATCGTTTCCATAGTGTAACGTGCAGTGTAAGACTCTTGCGCTTCATCGTATGAAATGCCTTGTCCTTCTGCTTTTACATCAGCGTTAGCGAATCCTGTTAACATAACTTCCTCTTCGAAAGCCCTGTCACTTGATTCAGTAACGTATATTTCAGCGTGTTGATTTTCGTAACGTTTGTATTCCAGCCCAAATAGTGCATTTAGGCCTGGTTCTAGTTCTTTAACTAGCTGTGCTCGTGATATTGCCATTTCTATATGCTCCTATTATGATGCAGACGTCAAACCACCAGAGTTTACTTGGTTGAGATTCTGAACCACAACAAAACTGCAGTTAGCTGCTGTAATGTCGTTGTTCTCAGGATCCTCAGCCGAACGTAAAAGTCTCCATGCGTTTGCCGTTGCGTGAACAGTTCCAATAATCTCTGAACTTGATTGACCACTTAATTCACTACCTGCTGCAGTTACCGTCAAGCCATACGTTTCAAAAACGTCGGCTTGTAGAACTGCTGCGGCAGCAGAACCAACATAAAGTTGGAAAGGGTTATCAAGAACAAATGCTGTAATATTCTCACTGTTTGCTGGAGTAATTGGCTGGTTGTACCAGTTTGACCATGTCGGCTTCAATGTGGTAGCGGCATTATAAAAAATACCGTTTAACACACCGATAGTTGACGTGGTGATAGAAGCTTGCGCTGATATAAGATATCCATTGACAATCCTTACAGATGATCCTTGGAATAAGTCAGCATCATACGCAGCTGCTATGTAGTATTTGCCTTGTCCTTGAGTAGATGGCGTTGAGCCAAGCGTACCTGTAGGAATCAAACCAAAACCACTATCGTTTCTATTTGCCATGTTATTACTCCTTAAAGTTTATAGTTTCCTATAAACAGGTTAATTTAAATCGATGATAGGGAATTGGTTGTTATCCCGAGAAATAAAATTTACTTCTTTGTACCACCGAAGGTTACGCGAGACTGTCGATCGATGTCGATCGGCATACTCTTATGTTGTTCCTTAAGCAAGTCGTTATCTATAGCTTCGTCTTGACCTTCAGTTTGTTTTCTCTGATAGTCAACGCGTTGCTGCGCGAGTTCTTCAGGTATCCTAGCCAACAATAGGCCTCCTACTCCAATGATCCCAGCGTATTTTCCGTCAGTGATGACAGGATAGTCTGAATTAGAATATTCGTCAGCTCTCACTAACTCATATCCAGATCTCAATCTTCCGTAAACATTTTTACCGTCGTTGAAACCCATTGATTCAGCTCTAATCCAACGGTGTCTAAAACCGTCAGGCGCTGGTGGTGCATCCAGAGAGGATGGTGGCTTGTACTCTTTAGGACGTTCAGTTTTTGTCCGAGTTTCCGCCGCACGAGAAGTTACTTTTTTTTCGTCTTTTTTCATATGCTTATGCTCCTTCCGTGAGTTTTAATTGTTTTGCATACTCTTCGAGTGGCACTCCTAATTTTTTTGCAATGTGCACCTGTGAAGAAGTGAGTCTCACAGTTTTGCGCCCTTGTTTTACGCTTCTGTTTGCAGAAGCCACCGACTGAACGGGTCTAGGCGTATTTGTCTCAGTATTACCAAATTTATGGGGAAAGTCAACTTTTATTCTTTTATCGATTTCCGCATAGTATTCGTCAGACTTAGGATCAAATCCTTCTTTTTCAACTAGATCCTTGTGAATTTCGAACGCTGTAAAAGTCATAGGTCTGTCTCGTCCAAACCATTTATTTTTATCCGCCCAATCTTCAGCCATCGGATCAGCTTGAGGCATTTGTCTCGGTGTCTGTCGTGGTAATTGTCCACCGTCAGAAAGCTGCACAGGTTTTTCCTGAGCCATGCTTTCTTTTCGTTGCTCCATTTTTGCACCATCAAATGCTAACGTAGCAATTCTTTTATTTGCTTGAACTTGAGCTTTAGCATCACCCGCTTCAATGGCACGCGCTAATTCATTTTGCGCAGAATCCATTCCCGTCTTGATGTTATCCTCAAATTTTTTAGTATAATCAGAATCAACTTTTTGAAATCTATCCTGATCAACCCTTCTTGCTTGTTCTAAAGAATTAGCATATTCAGTAGCGGCTGCTTCTCTACGTTCTGCTTCTCTCATTTTTCTTGTGAGTTTAGCAATACGTCCTTGAACGCCTTTACTATAATCTTCTAATTTAGAATCGTCTTCTTTTTGTTCCTTCTTTATTTCTTTAACTGTTTCATCTTTTACTTCCGTGATCTTTGGTTCTTCTTCCTTGGTTTCTACAACGGCCTCCTCTTTTACTTCTTCTACTGCTACATCTGTTTCAGGCCCCGATGTATCAATATCGACCAATTTTTCACTTGGTTTTTTTTCTTCTTCTGGCATAGTTTCTCCTATGGTTAATATTTGTGCAAGATATCTTTAGGATCTTGTACGGTTGCTAATATTTCATCTTCATTTAAAAGACGAACTTCCCCACCTTCAATTTCAATGCGTGATCCTGAATAACGTGCAAAGATCACCCAATCACCAACCTTGCACCACGGACCTGAAGGATATCTTTCTTTATCCTTATAACAAGAGTCCCCCATCGCAAGAACGTTTCCGCATTGTGATGCTACTTGTTGTCTGTCTATAGTTTCTGTACCGATTAAAATCCCTGCATCAGTTTTCTCTTTCATCCTGAAAGGTAAAACTAATATTCTCCAACCGGTAGGTTTAGGTAATTTTGTAGTTTCTTTTGTAATTTCTTTTGGTTTTTTTAATCCAACTAATTCTTTATTTGGAAGGTGAATCTTTGAGTCCTCGCTTGAGGTCGATAACTGTCCCTGATTTGCCATTTAGCTCCTTATCATGTTGCAGGTTAGAGATTTCCTGTCGCACTGATTCCAGTGCATTAATTTGCCCTATTATATACTTGTAAGTTTCCATGTTGTCAACCCCTCCGGACGTAACCGAGATTGCTAATTGATTTATTCGTCTTTCTAGTGCTCTTTGAAGTTTATGAACAACGTGTTCTGCTTCCATATTATATAGCACCTACTACTCTTAAGCAGTCAAGACAATTCTTTCTAAATCTTAAGTGAGTAGCGCAGTGATTAACTGTTGATTCTTCTGCAGCAGTTTCTAAAACTACTGGTTCTTCTTCCTTCTTCCCGAACAGGAAGTTCCACAATTTTTTTAATAGATTCATTACTTAATTTGTATTCCTACTTTTTTTCCTTTAAGAACTGCACCACCACTTCTTACCCATGTATGAGGACCAGAGGGTCTTGGTCTTGATCCATGTTGAAGACCGATTCTATGGGTGTCTTTTCTTAACGGTGCTGATTTCTCTGCTCTAGACTCAGCTATTCTTTTTATTGTACGTCCAGCTGAAGCTGCTTGTCCTTCAGGCGAAGAATGCGGTTTTCCTTTTACGCCTCCTGCTAATGTATCTATTAGGCGCT